GGTCACCGGGGGACTGGAAGTCCGATTCAGAGAACAAAATGCCCGATGTTCCGCTATTAACCGAAGCCAAGAACGCACCAGCCACTGTGCCACCAGCACCTGTAATAGTGAACTGTACGGGCGAGGGGTTTGTAATGACCGAAGGATCAGCCGTTGTTGCAGCACCAAACGTAACAGCACCACGGTTACCGGAGTAGTTTGTAAACTCAGTCCAGCCAGCATGGGAGGCAAGTGTGTCAGCGGCGGCAAATGTCGTTCCTGAGCCGGGGCCAGTTACAAGACCTAAGTACCAAGCTGCCGTATAAGCGGCACCTGAAAAGTACTTGTCGTTCATGTCTTTTAAGCCCTGATTAACCACTAGGTTGGGGGCTTTATCTTCCCACTTAAGGTTGCCGTCTTTGTCAAAACATTGGACGTGGTATACACCACCAGCCATCATGCTGGCAGATACACTGTTGTTAATGGTTACAGAGGCTCCAATTGCGTCGCCTGTAGTTGCGCTATCTTTCATCATTTTAAAACCCCTTAAGGAAGCTGTAGTAATGCAGAACCTGCAACAGCAGGTGGAAACTGCACTGTAAAAGTTGCACTTGAAGTACGATCCGCGCCAAAATCCAGCACACAAATAGCGTTGTTATCACCCGGCTCATAAATTAACGCGCCACGGGCTGTGAATGATCCAGACCAAGAAACGGAACTAAAGCTAATGTACGCACCACCATCGCTGGTTGCATAAATTGGCGTTAGAACTTCTCCGCCAGCTGTATAGCCTGCCGCAACAACCTCACCTACAGTGGTGTACGCAGTCGTAGAGGCATTAAGCGTAGCCGAATTGGTGTACAGCGCTATGTAATACGTATCTGTTGTGGTTGGGCTAAAGTTAAACCGACCGGAGGTTAAACCCGGGTTAAAGCTATCGCAGAGGAAATTTCCGGTGAAGGCCATGTTTATCTCACTTTACCGGATACCGGACTTGACCGGATCTGTATGCGTCTTGACGCTCTTTGCCATCGCCCAACTGTTTCAACAGAGACATACCTTCCATGTACTTCTGCTCGTAATTCTGAACCATATCAGGCTCTTGGCGCTGGAACACAGCAGCTTCCCGCAGCGCACCGTAGAACAAAGCGGTGTCAAAGTTGTCCCCTAGCCACGTCGTACTAGCAGTCACGATAGACTCTGGATAGAAAAAGTAGTGCAGCTCAACAGAGTAGCTAGAATCAGGCTTTGGACCCAAGATAAACGACAGCTCGTTGGTCAAAGCGGGTGGGTTACCAGAAGTTGTTGTCGGGCCAAAGATTGCGTAGTATTTTGGGACTCCGGTGTCTGTTGGAGACGGGTATGCCTGACGAATAAAGTTCACGTCCTTGTTTAGCAGATACTCGTACTCGCCTGTTGGCAAAATAACGGCTATGGAATACACCGATAAAAAATCATTTGGAGCTGATAAATACGGATTAGCTGCTGTAACCGATCCTGTCACGTTCTTACGCAGATACGAAAACTGAACCGAGTTATAGATACGCTGCTCTGCCGCTCTGACAAAAACGGGTATGTTATCGACAAACAGTTGTTCATCGCTTTCCGAATAAGCCTGAATAGCAGCAGAGAGTTCAGAGTAGTTCATTATGCCATTGGTCCGCGAGCCATACGACCTTTAGTTGCACAGCCGTTGCCGCGAGTCTCGATACCAGTTGTCTTAACATCATTACGGGCTGGATCACCAGCACTTACACGCGAGGCAGGCATATCCAAACGAATCTTTTGAGCTTGCAATGTGTTTGGGTCAGTTGGGTACCCTTTGGTTGCGGCACTAGCCTCTTTGCCAAACTGTTTACCGTTTAATTTAGCCATGTTAGCCACCTTTCTGGTTCATAGCGCGAGCCATGTTACGACCCATCTTTTTCATTGCTAAAGATGTAACGCCTGAAGCGCCTTTTGAGCCTTTGCCTTTCATTGCAGCAACGGTCGGGCCGTCATTGCCAAGGTTCTTGCCTTCGGTCTTGCCTTTCTTTGCTATGCCATCTGCGCCACGTTTGTATGCCATGATAGGCTCCTTAAGTAGTTGTTACTGCGTTTATTGACCCTGAAGAACTTTAATTTCGTTCTGCAGCCTAACTGTTTCGGCTTTTAGCTCCTGAACAGCTTTGACGAGAGGCGCGATAAATTCGTCATACCGAAGACCTTGCGTACTATCGCTGTCAGCAGCATCATGTAAAACCCACCCACCAAAATCCAAACCTGCTGGAAGCGCTTGCTTGACCTCTTGGGCAATTAACCCGTAATGCCTCCTAGTACCCGGCAATTGCACTACATCTTTATACGTTCCGCCTTCTGGTATGTAAGACTTACCTTCATTATACTTATAGGAAACGGGACGTAAAGCGCAAATAAAATCTAAACCTAAGTTACTATTTTCAATTGTGTTTTTTGCTCGTTGGTCTGACGTACCAATAACAGAGCCGCCAGTACCGGTAATAGTGTTTGTGCCTAACTTTATACCCGTTGTACAAACAGAACTGGACAAATCAATACCTGATGTATGTGTCCCAAAAATCATATAGGACGTAACAGCATTTGATGTATCTTCAATTCCATTATCGTTAACATTACCAATGGCTAAACCACGTTGCCAATTTGTACTTACCCCGCTCACCAAAAATGCTGCAGTGCAACGATATGGGCCAGCTCCTGTAGAACTTACGCCATATATGCTACCTGCACCGTAAGCGTCTCTGTGTCCTTGTAAGTTATTTACATCGCACTCGTAGCCATGTCCTTTTAAGTCCGATGGGGCATCTGAATTAACGGTTAGCACGGTATTCAAAGACCAAGAGTCTCCTGCACTAGCGCCGGAAGCTACAATACCGCCGTAAATTGTTACTTTGTCCCCGTTATTATTTGCCGCACCATAACCTTGTGTGTTTGTAAGACCAAAAACACCGACCCACTCACGGTTTGTTGTGCCTTTAATGGTTGAAGTTTGCGCGACAATAGACGAATAGGTTGCAGCAATTGCACCGCCTGTAGGATTTCCTACTGGGCTAACAGGATATACGTTGGAAGTTGAGGTATATCCTAACGCGGTATACGAGTTACCTGTATTTAAAGCGTTTGCTGTTGATGCAGTGGTAGCATTCGTAGCATTCGTAGCATTCGTAGCATTTGTGGCATTTGTGGCGTTGGTCGCAGTTGTGGCTGTAGCAGCGTTACCTGTTGTGTTTTGGTTCCATGTAGGAACTGTACCCGTTAATCCGGAATAAGGAACACTAGTGGCTGTAGTGGCTGTAGTGGCTGTAGTGGCAGTAGTGGCAGTGGCGGCATTGCCTGTTGTATTTTGATTCCACGTAGGAACCGCGCCAGTCAAGCCTGAATAGGGGACATTTGTAGCTGTAGCAGCATTGCCTGTGGTGTTTTGATTCCAAGTAGGAACCGCACCTGTTAAACCAGAGTAGGGAACACTTGTAGCTGTAGTAGCTGTAGTAGCTGTAGTAGCTGTGGCTGCGTTACCTGTTGTATTTTGGTTCCAAGTGGGAACTGCACCTGTTAGGCCAGAATATGGAACACTAGTAGCAGTTGTAGCTGTGGTGGCAGTAGTTGCATTTGTAGCGTTAGCTACTGTTCCAGTAATTTTAGCTCCGTCTAAAGACGTAATCCACGCAGGGTTAGCGTAGCTTCCCGTTGTAACCACACCATTCGTAACCGTGGAAGCTGTTGTAGCTGTTGTAGCTGTAGTAGCAGTGGTAGCGCTGGCAACTGGCCCAACTATCTTAACTCCAGATAAAGATGTTAACCAGCTAGGATCAGCGTAACTACCTGTTGTAAACACGCCGTCTGTAACGGTAGTAGCTGTTGCAGCCAATGTAGCATTAGCTACTGTTCCTGTTATCTTTGAACCAGCTAAAGAAGTAATCCAACTTGGGTTAGCATAGCTGCCCGTCGTGTAAACGCCGTTCGTAACGGTAGTAGCATTTTCTGCTGCGACAAAGTTTGCGTCCAATTCCGATAAAGGTATTGCCCCTGTTGCACCTGCAAAAGTATATGGTACCGTCATCTAAGAACCCCAAATAACAACATCACCGTTGTCGTTAACCCAATTTATGTTTGAGCCATAAATATTTTGCCAATTAACAGATGTACCTGTTTCTGTTACTACTGCAACTGTACCAAGTTGAACCTGCACAATCAAGTCATTAGGCGTGAGACCGTTATCTCTTGCACCACCAACAGGATTCCAGCCCCACTGAAATATTCTACTGCCACCAGACGGATCGCCGTCAATATCCAAACCTGAAACAACGTAACTCGTATCTGGTCTTGGTTCCCGAACTGCTTGTGGATCATTAACAGGATACATGCCTAACTGCAACTGCGGCTGATCTGGATCCCAACAGCTAGGGCAAACCTTAACGTTATACAAATGCGTTTTTAATATCTGCTTCTTTAATTCTTTTAGCTTGTACCTTTGACCACACCGGTCACATTCGGCAATCGCATACTTACCTGACGCAAATTTACTAGGCATACGTCACCTTAGTAAAAAAGGTTTCGAGGCACAAAACGAATAGAAGCCTTCTCTCGGTCCTCGTCTGCAGCAAGTTGAAACTGTTGTTCGTAATCTTGTTTAAGCATAACAATTCTGTTTGGATCCACTTCTGGCAGCTTCATGCTTAGGCTAAACGCAAGCCCAGAAACCAAACAGGGGATAAAACGAAATGGAATATCTTGTGTAGATACGCCGCCACCAGAGTCTTGAATACGACGCATTCTGTAATAAACAAACGTATATTGGTCACCCGGTGCATTAGGTGTAGGCCAGACGTTAATGTTTGGTGGGAATGTTTGGTAAACAGAAGCTGCTGTTAAATGCGAAGCTGCCGTTGTATTAGCCTGTCCACGAAAGCAGTTCAACAGTTGGTTGCCGCTTACGTTCTGGTACATGATAATTTCGTTATCAACCTTGATGTAGCCTTGGCTTGGTAAGTTTGCCGCCGACACCACAGTGATAGTTGTATCTGTTGCCGTTATCCCGCCGTTTAAAGTTGTCGTAGCAATTGCGTTTGTATTGCCAGACTGCCGGTTAATCCAGACTTGAATGGGACGCCCTTGAGCGTTTTTAGTGGGGATTGTGATGTAAGTGGACTCAGAGATACGGGTAATGTTGATATCAACCTGATTTTGATCGGAACCCGTGCGAATAACGGTATCCAACAGATCAATTGTCTCAGTAGGTAGAGCGTAAGTTGCCTGCCCTGTAACCATCGGAATCTGACCTTGCTCGATAGTCCACAAGTTAATGCCACGGTTTGCCCACTCAACCGTCAATAGGTTAATGCTACGACGTGCTGTACGCAGGTCATATCCAGTACGCAACTCTTTGCCGCAACGCTCAAAAGCCTCTTCCACCAACTCGGACAGGTCAAGATTAAACGATGAGGTGCCGGATGTGGTCATTATCTATATCCTGCTGTTTTCTTTGCAATGCGTTTTGGCTGGGCTACAAACTGTTTACCTGCCGCCTTACCTGCTCGTTTAGCTTTAGTCGTTGCTGCATACTCCGCAGGGCTTAATGCTTTAATAGCTTTTTCTGGCAAATACCGCTCACCCGTTTCCGAGGATTTCTTGCCGGACTTGGTTGTCCATTTCTGGTCACCCCAAGCTTTTAAGGATTGTTGCGGCGCTTTCAATCTTTATATCCTCCGCCAGCAGCTTTGTACTTCTTAGCCACTAGCTGTGCTTTACGGGCTGACCATTGCCCTGCTCCTGTACCATGCGTAGCTGCAGCTTTAACTTGCGACACAATCTTCTTACGCAAGCTGGGTTTGGTGTAGTTGCCAGCGGCATTTACCTTGCTACTAGCCATTATTTGT